CTTATTAAGTGTGAACACTTAAAGGAGGTTTTGAATACAGAGTATTTGATGGTTGTTCTATTTCTATGTCTCCAAGTCTCTATCCAACCATTCCTCCTTAATTTCTCCCAACGATTCTTATCCCAACTCATGGTATATGTTCCGTCGATAAATTCATTTCTTGTAAAACGTCCCTTGCAATCTAAATATATTAAGAGTTCAAGATCTGCGTCTGTTAACCCGTAAGTTTTACAGGCCCATTTTCTAACGAGCCTGTAATACTTAAGGATTTGTAAATCACGTAAATCGTGACTTGTTAATCGCATCTATACTTGTGAAGCTACAGTAACACCAGCAACAGCTGTGATATCTGAAGTTAAATAAGTACTAGTTACGTCATCAGCAATAACCGTTATACCCTCATCGTGAGGACCATTGTTAGTCGCTTCTGCTAAAGCTCTCATAATTTCTTTTCTTTTAGCTGTAGCAACAGTTAATTGAACAGAATCATTTATGATAGCGCCAGGTATACCTCCAGACTCACTTAATTGTGGCTTGAAGTATATATCTACTGTTGTATCAGAAGCAGCTTGAAAACCAGTTATGCTCTCAACTGGAACCATGATTGAATCACCTGTAACAGTATCATCATCACCAATTGTAGATGGATTTCTAAAATACCAAAATCTTTTCATTGTTTTATATTTTTAAAATTTATACTCTATTTATTATGATGCTACAGTAATTGCAGATTCAGTTCCAGCAGCAACCCATTGAGTACCTACCCAATTTGTTGCTGATGAGCAATAAAGCCTTACTAAACTAACACCAGCAGCGATATCTGATTCAGCACTACCACCAGTACCACCATTGATTCCAACACTACCAGGAGCTGATGATCTAATTTCAAATCCAGTTGAATCACCAGCTGTGTTTAACCATACTGTAGTTCCAGGAACTGGAGCTGGTAAAGTTACTATATGAGCTGCATCACTATCAGCGTTTACAGTGTAGAAACCTCCACCAGGTATAACACCTGTTCCAGTACCGTCATCAGTAGCTGTAATAGTACCATTACTAGCAGCAGCAACATCAATAGTCCCGCAAGCTGTAATTGATCCAGTTTCTTGACTAGCTAAATACTCTGCAGTAGCTGATCCAGCAGCGCCACCAACAATAGTTGTTAGATCGTCTGCTATAACTTTAAATCCACCAAAAGTAGGTCTAGTATCGTTAATTGCTCGTAAAATTCCTTTCATAACATCTAAGTGTACATTGTTTGCACTTAGCGTTAATAATACAGTATCTGTCGCAGCTGCGGTGTGATTTCTCATACTCTTAAATTGTAGTTGTAAAGCGCCATCTGCTTGCGGTACCATACCAACTAAATTTTTAGCAGGAAAGCAACAGTTGGTTGATGCGCCTACGCTATCGTCATCAGCCTCTGTATTAAAATATAACCAAACATTTTTTTCCATTTGTTTTATTTTTTATGATTAATAATTAATTTATGATTCTATGTTTAAGGATTATGGTTTATAGTTTATGTATAATCTTCTTTAATAGATATTACATGCTTTTTAGAAATAGTAACT